AGTACTCTTGATTAAGTTCGTTAATAGTTGGCATGTCTGGCATAGGTACTGTATTAGTTGAATCTCGAATCCAGTTTTGATAAGCGGTATAGTATGCTTGAGTAACTACATAAAGATCAATAATATTAGTAGTTGCTGGATCTATTCTGGTAGTATTATTAGAATTATGTCTGTATTGAAAAGACAATCCTTGTCTACCCGGTTTTACTGAATATTCAGGTTGTTCTACTAATACATATGAAGGTGTAGTTACTGTTTGATCTTGAACTGATTTGTAAAACTTATTCTCTGTATATGCATAAAATAATTGTCCTAGAGGATAATCATATTTTACAACTTCTACTTGAGTTTTAGTAGCAAATTGATACACAACGTCGGTAGAAGGAACAATGACTTCTCTTGATAAATTAATAGCATCTTGAATTAATCTAAAGAAAACATATATTCCTATATTTGAACCTGTATTATTGTACCCAGTAATTTGCTGAAAGAAATCTGGATTTAAGATTAACTGGCTATTATTAACATCAGTAGCCGCAATTTCAACTTGGAAGTCATCTACATAACCATCGGATTGAACAGTTTGCCCTAAAATATTAACTTTAACATCTTTACCTAAACTTTGTGAAGAATTAGGCTGAGAGTTTACTTGTAAAACATTAATAAAGTCTTGAATAATTTTTCCAGTAAACGGATCGTATACTAACTCATCTCGTGAAAATGTAAATCTAGTATCCGCAACACTACCAAAGTAATAAGTTAATGACTTAAGTGTAACATTATATCTACCTGATCCCATACTTTGAAATTTAACGAAATAATTCTCGTCGGTTATAGGTCTAACAGTCCATCTTTCTTGATTTATAGTAAGTGCATTATTGAATACTAGTGTAAAATCCTGCGCAAGTTCCATACGAACTACACACTCATTAATTAACGTAGCAGATAATGAATTGTCAAAAACAGGTATAACGCTAACTAATATTGACCCTGAAGGAACATATCCGTTTAGTGTTACCGGTCCTGTTCCGTTAGCGAAACCACCTTCGCCGTTATTACTACCGTCTCCTACTACGTTTAATACAGTAGTCAAATAAGATATTGTTCAGAATTTGCGGGAATTCCTGCTACCAATCTATTGTTTGCATCATAGTAAAATCCTGACGGTGCACGAAATCTTAGAATTGATCCAGTAGTAACATACTTTGCATTAGTAGTAGTAAAGGTTCCCAACGAAGAGGGAATATTATTACTACCAGATATGTTATAAAAATATCCTGATTCACTAGAAGCATCTACTGAACTAGTTTGCCAATATACCCAAGTGTTGTTAGGAGCTACTTGTGTATTTGTAATAGTATATCTAGGATAATTCTGAATATAGTACTGATTAGCTTTATTTTCTGCAAGAACAGACGCAAGTGTATTATTAAAGAAAGCAATTATATCACTTATATTATTAATTGTAAGAGTTAAAAAGCCATCAATATCGGTTTGATAAAGAGCACCATCTGAACCAAACGAATTAGTGCTTGAATATTTTCCAGTTGGGTCTAATAAGTCAAAGTTTTTAGAAATGCCTACTGAACTTCTGTTAATTGCTTTACTTTTTATAATAGAACTATAAAGAGTATAAGGGAAGTTATTGTAGTCTTCACCGTTTACCATTCTGTTTTGTGTGTAATAACGAGTAGGTGCTCGTTGTTTAATTTCTGATAAAGGCTCTCTAACTTGCGCGTTAGATACTGCAAGTGGTAACTCTAACCCTAATGTTAGTGTTTCGTTTCTTCCTTGACGATTTACATAAGTAAACGCTACTGTAATTCCTTGCATTTCTGACGGATCAATCACATATGTTTGAGCGTTACTAGAACGTATATATGCTCTAAAAGCGCCTACGGGAACTTCTGAAAATACTCCATCGCCAAATATATATGTAACTTGATCATTAAATCTAGAGTTTACTGAAAATATTTTTTTATCAGAAAATTCTGTTTGTAAGTAAGCATCAGCATAAACATTGTCAACTTTTCTCCAAAGTGTTCTGTCACCATTATTATTGTTTAGTTGATATAACCAAGTATCAGTATTATTAACACCTTGTATATTACTAATGTCTACTGTTTGATTTGAAATTTGTTGTTCTAAATTAAAATCAAAGTTTTGTAAATTGCCTTGTTTAAAATAGAAAAAGAATCCAGTTTCTGGACTTCCGTATCCTAACTTGTCGTTACGATATAAAATATTAAATCTAGCACTAGGTGCAGGTGGAATTTCATAAACATAATCTTCACCCAAAGTAGTAACAGAAACTAATTCAAAGTTCATGTTTTGCCCATCTACTGATGAATTAAACGGAGCTATTGGTAAGCTATTGTCTGGTATGCGTATCGCGTATTCGTTGGTAGTTACACCTAACAATTCTGCTGTATTACCCGGTCTACCTATTCGCTGAGTATCAACTAATGTGGCATTGATAATAGTATTAAATTGTTCTAACCAATTTGGGTTAGCTGGATCGTTCCAAAGTATAGGAATGTTATTTAAATTTACTCCATTGATATCAAGTAAATTTTGTGTAGTTTGGATACTAGTAACTTTTATGTATCCTTGAGCAGCTAAGTTTCTTTTAGGAGTATAACTTACTAAGTTAGCTAGTTTGATTACTGAGTCTCTACGTTCAGCAGTGTCAATAAAGTTTTCACGAGAATTTAAATCGTTTCTAAAAGCAAGACCTTGACCCATATAGGCCATAACGTCTAGTAAAGCGATAAACTCTGAACTTTCAATATAATCATTGAACGTTTCAGGATAATAAAGACGCAAATAGTCTATAAAACTTTTTCGTAAAGTTTCGTAGTCATATGAGCGAAAATCCGCTTCTCTGAATGTTTGATATATTTGTTTCCAATCGTTGACTCCGAAAAGTCCACTTTGCCTTGATGAGGTTGCCATAATAAGTCTCGGTTAATATATAATATTTATCATTATTAAAAAACCGAGTTTTTAGTTATTATTATGTAAGTGTAGCTCTAGAAGTGTTCTGATTGAAAAATACATTTAGTACTAACGCTTGATTGAATGGAGTAACTGCCATTTCTACTTCTATTAAAATGCCGTTATCTCTAGGATACACCTGAACGTAATTTATTTGAATTCTGGGGTCTAAACTAGCTACTCGTCTAATTTCAGTTTCAATCTGTTGTTGAGTGTCAAAGTTGTTAGGTTCAAATACAAAAGACCAAAGAGTAGTACCATAACCCGGTTGTCCTACTTTTTGCCCTAATTGTATATTTAAAGCATTTATCAAGTCTTGAATAACTAGTTGACTATCTACCATTCTAAACTTTTTACCAAATACTATAGGATCGGTAATGCCGCCAGTACCTCCATCACTTCCAGGTCTAGCGTTAGTAGTTTTTGGCTTGTTTGCGTTTATTGTACTGAATCCGATGTATGTAGGCATATTGTATTTATTGTTTATTTACTACCCTTTTTGTATGAGTTCTATGTCTTTTTGTGCATATTCTTTATCTTTCACTAACGCTGCTATCTTAGCCTGTAGTTCGTCTTTTTTTCTTTTAATTGAAGGATCACCTGCAGGTGCTTGTCGTTCTTCTTCTAATAATTTGGCGCCGTCCCTTCCCCTCAGATTTAATATCTGAACGTCTATAAGTTGTATTTTCTGTTTAAGAGTATTGATACGTGTTATTGCCGGAGCACTAAGCGGTGCTGCTGGGTTTGTCGAAGCGGGATTACTAGTAGCATTAGATGGTGTATTGCTTCTGGTTTCTCCAGTAAAATTAGGTTCTGGTATTCCAGGATCACCTAGAAGTGATAATGTTTTCTGTGTTAACGGTGCTCTGTTTGTTGTATTAACTGCAACTGATGGCATTCGTACTCCACCTTTTCCACCAAACAATGATTTAACCGCTGATATCGCAGAAAACGCACCTGCAAGTGATCCTATACTAGACACAGAGTTAGTTAACCCGCTAGTAAGCCCGCTAGTCAACCCTGATAATCCACCTGAAAGCCCGCCGGTCAATCCTGATAATCCACCTGAAAGCCCACCGGTCAATCCTGATAATCCACCTGTTAATCCGCTAGTCAAGCCTGATAATCCACCAGTCAAGCCGCTAGTCACCCCATTGAGTGCTGAAGTTGCTGCTCCGTTAACTAATGATGATATTTGACCTGCACCCGGTATACTAGATA